AACCCACAATCTTCGACGTTTAACTTGGAATTCCAATGGCATCCAAAACCGCAGACAACGCGATATCGCTGACTAATTCCCCGACGACTGTTTATGATCCGGCGACGAGCGGGGATGCTTCGACCTGCTATGTCTCGAATCGGAGCGGAAGCAGCGGGAACGTTCTCGTCAATGTGGCCAACCTTCACGCCGCAACTGATTTCGCCGGGCTCGCTCCGGGTGCGACGATGTGCTTCAAGGGGCCATCGGGAAGACTCGGTAAGGTAGTCATCAAATCAGATTCGACCGCAACCGCAGATTTTGGGCTGATCTCCCGCATTTAATGTCTGACACCTTCGACAACCAAGCGACCGCATACGAACGGCGCAAGAGTCGTGAGACCAAGCGCCAAGCCGATCAATCGCGCGCAGCGCGAGAGATCGGCGTACAGCAGGAGGATGGTAGCTTCGCGCTTCCGCCAGTGCGCAATCCAGGCCGCCGCGCCGCGTGCGCTGATAATTTCCGCCTGTTTGCGGAGGCGTACTTTCCTCAGACCTTCTATCTGCCGTGGTCGGAAGATCATCGGAAGGTCATCACCAAGATCGAGACAGCGGTACGGCATGGCGGGTTGTTCGCCGTCGCCATGCCGCGCGGCTCCGGCAAAACCTCGCTCGCGGAAGTCGGAACCCTTTGGGCCGTAGCCTATGGATATCGTCGATTCCCGTTCGTGATCGGCTCCGAGGAAAGCTCGGCCCTGGAAATCCTCCAGAGCATCAAATCGGAGTTACAGAACAACGAAGCCCTGAATGAAGATTTCCCGGAAATGTGCCTGCCGATTCGATCGCTCGAAGGCGTTTCGCTGCGGGCCAAAGCTCAGTTGTTCAACGGCCAGCGGACCCAGCTCGAATGGCGCGCTAATGAAATCGTCCTGGCAACCATTCCCGGCGCGGTATGCAGCGGGGCGGTTATTCGAGTGGCTGGAATCACCGGGCGCGTTCGCGGCGCCAAGTTCAAACGTCCCGACGGCGCCAATGAGCGGCCCGACCTTGTATTGATCGACGATCCGCAGACCGATGAAAGCGCCAAAAGCCTGACGCAATGTGAGGAGCGGTTGCGCGTGCTCACCAAGGCCATCCTCGGGCTCGGTGGACCGGGCCGGAAGATTTCCGGAGTGATGCCGTTGACGGTAATCCAGCAGGGCGATGTCGCGGATCAGATCCTCAACCCGCAGAAGCATCCCGAATGGAACGGCGAGCGCACCAAGCTCGTTTACAAGTTCCCGACCGCTGAAGCTGAATGGGAGATTTACCGCCGCAAGCGCGCGGACGGGATGAGGCGCGGCGACGGCGGGAAAGACGCCACGGATTACTATCGGAACAATCGAGAGCCGATGGACCTCGGGGCTGTGATCGCATGGAAGGAACGAAAAAAGGACGACGAGGTTAGCGCGATCCAACATGCGATGAACCTGCGTTACGACTTGGGCGAAGAGGCGTTTTTCTCCGAGTATCAGAATGAGCCGATCAGCCAGCGCGAGACGGTTTCCAATATCCTCAAGGCCGAGCAGATCATGGAAAAGATCAGCCACAGGCCACGCGGGGAAATCCCAGCGGAATGCTCCAAGCTCGTGGCCTTCATCGACGTTCACAAAGAGGCGTTGTATTGGGGCGTTGCGGCTTTCGAGGATGGGTACACCGGAACGATCATCGACTACGGAACATTCCCCGATCAGCACCGGCATCATTTCCGGTTGAATGACATCCGGCGCACGCTCAGCGGTTTGCTGAAGTCTCAGAGCATGGAGGAGTCAATCCGCGGCGGCCTGGACGCATTGACGGCCGATCTCCTGAGCCGTGAATACAAGCGCGATGATGGCGCCGTGATGAAGATCACCCGCTGCCCGGTCGATGCTCAGTGGGGCGAATCGCGCGACGTGGTTTATAAGTTCTGCCGTGAGAGTCCGCATTCCGAAGTCGTCATCCCGAGTCATGGCCTGTTCTACGGCGCCTCATCCAATCCATTCGGAGAATACAAGAAAAAGCGCGGCGACCGGATCGGGCATCATTGGCGCGTGACGATTACCGGCGAGGCGGTGGCGCAAAAGCGCATCCAGTTCGATGCAAACTATTTCAAGCTCTTCCTTCATCAACGATTCGCGGTCCCGATCGGCGGGCGCGGATGCCTGACGCTGTTCGGCGACAGCCCGCAAGATCATCTGATGTTCTCGGAGCACTGCGCGGCGGAAGATGCTGATTTGGTTTCCTCCAAAGGGCGCACGGTCCTGGAGTTCAAGCACAACAACAAGAATCGCGACAATCACTTTTTCGACGTCGGTGTCGGCCTGCTGGTTGCTGCGTCCGAATGCGGGATCAGTTTGAAGGAAAGCTCCACGCCGCAACCCGGCAAGCGCAAGCGCGTGGACTTCGGCGAGCTTCAACGTCAACAACAGGCGGCATGACATGGCAGAATCCGAAGACACCATTCTCGACAATGCCCTGGGCATCAAGCGAGCCAGCGGCGACACCGGATCGGCAGAGCAACATTCGATCCCCGATCAGATCGCTGCGGACAAATACCAGCGCGGCATCAAGTCGGTGAAGACGAACCCCATGCGCGGGATTGCGATCGCCAAGATCGGCTGCCCGCCCGCCTCTGACGTGGACATTTGCGATCGATGAACAGAATCCTGGACCAATTCGGAAAACCGACGGCGCCGCCTCCGCAGATGCTCGGGCCCAACGAGCATGAACGGCGCGTGCGCGCCCGGTTCGATACGCAGTTTACGACTGACGAAAACCGCCGGCACTTCGCGCTCGCTGATGGGATGTCGGTGGATGCCTCCGCCTCATGGATGGTCCGTCGCATGTTGCGGATGCGCAACCGTTATGAGTATCACAACAACAGCTACTACATGGGCATGGCCGATACGATCGGCAACTACGTCATCGGGACCGGGCCGCGCCTCCAGATGATGACCGGCGACAAGGCGAAGGATAAGGCTCTCGAAACGCTCTGGAATGATTGGGCGGATGAAATCAGCCTGGCCGACACGTTGCACAACAGCCGCGTCGCGCGGATTTATAACGGCGAGGGCTTCCAGCTCCTGCGGACGAATCCCGGCCTGGATTCTCCGGTCAAGCTGGACATTTTCGAGATTGAGGCCGATCAGGTCAGTTCGCCATTGTTCGGTCTGTATCCCGCGAATTACCCCGATCAGTACTTTGACGGCGTTGTGCTCGATCCCTGGGGCCGTCCGAAGGAATACCACGTCCTGCGCCAGCATCCCGGCGCGATGGGCGCCTTCGTGATTATGGGTTACGAGTTCGATCCGTGGCCGGCGAAGGATGTCATCCATGATTTCAAGCGCGTGCGCCCGTTCCAACAGCGCGGCATCCCCGAGGCGAATCCCGCGTTGCCGCTGTTTGCGTTTCTGCGCGAGTACACCCTTGCGGTCATTGGCGCCGCCGAAACCGCCGCCGACTTTGCCGCAGTTGCCGAAACGACGCTGCCGCCGGATGAGGATACGACCGTCGCGAAGCCACTGAGCACGGTTGAGCTGCGCCGCCGGCTAATGACCTTCCTGCCCGAAGGTTACAAGCTCAGCCAGATACATGCCGAGCAGCCGACCACGACCTATGACATGTTCGTGAACGCGATCCTTCGCGAGATTTGCCGCTGCCTGAATCTGCCGCTGATGTTCGCCAGCATGGATGCGACCCAGGCGAACATGAGCAGCGCCTATGTCATCACGCAGCCATTCGCCAAGTCGATCCAAAAGGACAGGCAGGGCTACGACCGGAAGATGAATCGCATCTTGGATGCGTTCCTCACCGAAGTCTGGCATATGCAGCAGAACGGGGAAAAGATTCTCGACTTTGAATTGCCAGACACACTCAATCATCGCTGGCTCTGGCCGTCGATCGGAAATCACGCGGACCCGGCGAAGGTCGCGACGGCCGAACAGACCGAGCTTTCATCCGGCACGACCAGCCGCGCTCGGGCCTATGCACAGAAGGGCCTGGATGTTGACGAAGAGGATGAGATTGCCGCAGCGAATTACGGCCTGACGCTGGCCGATTACCGCAAGCGGCTGGCCGATCGCGCCTTCGCGGTGAAGGGCGAGCCGGCCGCGCCGCCGCCCGAAGAAGACGACGCAACCGACGGCAAGCCCGCGAAGCCCGCCAAGAAGTAAATCGAAAATGCCGACGCCGAATCCAAAAGAGTCCGAGTCGGACTTTGTAGGCCGCTGCATACCCGTCGTGCTCAAAGACGGCACGGCGAAGGACCAAAAGCAGGCGGCGGCAATTTGCTATTCGATCTTCACCGAACACAAGAAAAAAGCGGACGCGTCCGCAGAGGCAGACATGGCCTATCAACTCAACAAACGAGCATCAGAATCACTCAAAGCCCTGATCGACGCTGGCAAGTACAACGTCAATGCCTGGAGCTTCAGCGCCGACGACGCCAATGCGCTGCTCGGCGATCAGAACTGGACGGAGTACGGGCGATGGTTCCTCGGCCACGATGACACGATCGCAGCCGATTCAAAGGATCATTACGCCTATGCCTTCGGCAAGGGCGGCGAGGTCTATTCGGCGGCACTGAAGACGATCGCGGCCACGGCCGCCAAGGCCGGGGATAACGCAGTCGCCAAGGTCGCGCAGGATGCGCTGGACGAAATCACCAAGCGCACAAAGGACGCGGCGAAAGCCAGCCTTGCGCCGATCCAGGTAGAGTATTTCAAAGACGGCAAGCCGGTTGCCTTCGTCAGTTCAGACATCACTATCACGGCTGAAGCGCCGTCCGAGGGCAAGCCCAAGGTTCCGACGTTCAATATGACTGCCTACACCGGCGGCCCGATGAACCTGCGCGGCTGGAAGTTCCCGGTCGTGGTGGACCTGCAAGGCATGACCGGCATCGACCGTTCGCGCCCCGCCCTGCGCGACCACGACCAAACACAGATCGTCGGGCATACTACGTCGATCAACGTTGAGAATGGAAACCTGACCGCCGCCGGCACGTTCAGCGGCAAGGGTAATTGCGCCTACGAAGTGATGGCCTCGGGGCTGGATGGGTTCCCCTGGCAGGCCAGCATCGGCGCCCGCGTCACCAAGAGCGAATTTGTTCCCGAGGGCAAGTCGGCCCAGGCCAACGGGAAGTCATTTGATGGGCCAGTCAATATCGCCCGGCAAACGGTGCTGGGTGAAATTTCGTTTGTTGCCCTGGGTGCTGATGACAACACCAGCGCCCGCATTGCGGCCACACAGGCCGGGAAAGGCTCTCAAATGGAGACCTTTGAAAAATGGCTTGAAGCCAAGGGCTTCGTGTTGGCCGAACTCAAAGACCAGCAGAAGACTTACTTCCAAGCTCAGTTCGATGCCGAGCAGAAGTCCGCGAAGGACAAAGCCGGCAAAGTCACCGCGACCGCCACAAAGGACGGCGACGATGACGACGATCAGGCGGTGGACCTCACGGCCCAACGCAAGGCGCACGCCGACGAAATGCGGCGCATCGCCAAGATCGACCAGATCGCCGTGAAGCATCCCGACATCGCCGCGAAGGCCGTCGAGGAAGGCTGGACGATCGAAAAGACGGAGCTTGAAGTCCTCCGCGCCCGTGGACCTCAACGCGGCGACGGGCTTCAGGTCAACACCGGCGCCGGCAAGCGTCAGATCACGGCGGAAGCGCTGCCGATGATCGTGGCCGCGGCTGCCGCAAAGTCCGGTGGATTGTCTGAGAAGGTCGCATTCGAAGGGCTCACCGACGACGGCAAGATGATTGCCGCCTCGCGCGAGTACCGCGGAATCGGCCTTCATCAGATCATGCGGCTCGTTGCATCGAGCAATGGGTTGTCTGTCCACCAAGATCCGAAGTCGGATGATTTCATTCGTGCCATCCTTCAGCACGAGCAGACCATCCAAGCCCACGGCGCCGGCTTCTCCACAATGAGCCTTTCGGGCATCACGGAGAACATTCTCAACAAGGCGATGCTGGAAGCCTACGGCTCCGTGCCGTCGGTTGTCCCCGACATCGCCTACGAGACGGATACGCCGGACTTCAAACAGTTCAAGCGTTACCGCCTCACCGCCGCCGGCAGCATGAAGGAAATCGGCAACACGGGCACGCTCGAAAATATGAGCTTGCAGGATGAGAGTTATGCGAATCAGGTCAAGACGCAGGGCTGTATCCTCGTCGTGACCCGCGCAATTCTCGTCAACGATGACATGGGCGCGCTGACACAGATGCCCACCATCATCGGCAGGCAGGCCGCGATTTCCCGCGAAAAGGCGGTGATTTCGGCTCTGCTCAACAATGCGAGTTCGTTCTTCGGTTCAGGCAACAAGAATTACCTGAACAGCACGGGCTCGGCGCTGTCGATTACGTCGCTGACGAAGGCGACGCAGCAGTTCCTGGAAATGAAGGACGCCAATGGTGATCCGATCATGGTCGTGCCCGATCGGTTGCTCGTGCCGCCGGCGCTCTATGCGACGGCGCAGAACCTTTTCAGTGGTGCGAATCTGGTTGTGACCGCGCTCGGTTCAACCAGCGCCGCTGCGGTGTCGCCGAATCTGAACCAGCACGCCGGGAAGTATCGCCCGATCGTTTCTCCGTTCCTCGGCGATCAGTCCCCACTGGACCCGTTGTACGAAACGAACTGCGTCGATACGGCGTGGTATCAGCTCGGCAACCCGTCGGGCGGCATGGCCGTCGTGCAGGTCGGATACCTGCGCGGCCAGCGCGTGCCGGTGATCGAACGGGGCGAGCCGAATTTCAATGTGCTGGGTATCGCGATGCGGTCCTGGTACGACTTCGGCGTGGCTCTGCACGACTTCCGCTGCGGTCAGTTCTCGCTCGGCGATGGCTGATCCGCCGTTCGGCTGATCGTTTTCCATTCAACAATTCTGAACGAAAGGAGCCATTCCAATGGCTGCTCCCACTACCCGACGTGTTTCCGGCGACGGAACCATCGTCAAGTATTACCCGACTGCCGGCGCGGTTGCTGCCGGGGCCGTGGTCGTCATCAACAGCAACTGCTTCTGCGCCGATTCAGACATCGCGCAGAACACGCTCGGCAACGTGAGTGCCGGCAACGAGGTCCGCGAATTCCCGAAAGGCTCCGGCGCCCTGAACATCGGCGTTGAAGCCTATTGGGATGCTGGCAATCAGCAGGCCACGTCCTCCAGTTCCGGCAACACGAGCCTCAACGGCTGTTTTGTCGCCAAGCCTGAAGGCGTGTCTGCGACCGAGGCCGCGGCTACGGCCGACACGACGGTCTACGTTGCCCGCCGCTGATCCGTTTCAACCTTAACCTCTCAAATCCTCGCGCTCGAAAGGGCGCGCGGATTCTTTCAATGATTCTCGAATTCACCACGACCGCGATGCGTCGCCCGGAAATCCTCCGGCGCACGTATGAGACCTTCAGCCAAAACCTGAAGGGCGTTGAGTTCGCGGCATCGACGCTGCACCTGAATATCGACCCGACGCCAGCCGATGCTGACGGCCTGGAATGCGTAAAGGTCGCGCACGAGTTTTTCGGTCACGTCGAAGTCCACGAACCCGATGAGCCGAATTTCGCCAAGGCAGTGAAGTGGTGCTTTGCCCAGCCGCGCGGAGAGTTTTTCTTCCACCTTGAAGATGACTGGACGCTGGAGCGAGAAATTTCCATCGGTGAACTGATGGGATTCCTGGCCGAGATTC